GGCGGCCTGCCCGGCGTCCAGCCGCACGGCGGCGCCTGCCACGGCAAAGCCCTGCTGCTGTAAAATGCGCACGGCTACGGCGCATTCTCTGCTGCCATCCATCTGCACCAGAACTTTATCCTGACTCTCGTAGGTATCGAACCCGCTGCCGGGCAAAAATGTGTCGCTCATGTTCCCTGCCTCCCGCCATGTGCTTTGCTCTGTGCCACGGCCAGCTGGTCGCAGCGTTCGTTCTCCGGGTGGCCTGCGTGGCCCTTGACCCAGACGTAGGTGATCTTGTGCCGGGCTTCCTGCTCCAGTGCCTGTGCCCAGAGGTCCGGGTTCAGGGCAGGAGAGCCATCCGCTTTTTTCCAGCCCCTGCGCTGCCATCCTCTGGCCCAGCCCTTCTGCAGCCCGTTGATGACATACTGGCTGTCAGAGCAGCAGGACGGCCAATACATGAGCCGGGACACCTCAAAGGTGGTGGGGTCCATAAGCTCCAGGCCTATGTATTCCGCCATCTTCCGGGCGGCGGGCTCATATTCATCCGCCGTCATGGTCCGGTCAGCGGGCAGCAGAACACGCAAGCGGGGCGCTGCCGGGCTGTGCTTTCTGGTGCTGTAAATGCAATAGCCGCACCCCAGAGCATCCACCCGGCGCAGGACATCCTCCGTGCCACCGGAGGGGATGTTGTCCAGGTCCAGGGTGATGACATCACGCCCGGTCACATTGTTGGCCTTGCGCCGGGGCCCGGACAGTGTGCCGGCCATAAAGCCGCCCACATCCTTGAGGTCATCCTGCTGGGCCTTTTTCATATTCAGATATTCAGCCAGGGTTTCCGTGCCTCTGGCCGGGGTCTGGAGCCTGGCCCAAAGCTCAGAGATGAGCATGGTTTGCTGTTGCCAGGTCATGGCCCGCCGGTTACTTCCGGCTGATATTGTTATTTTGCGGTCATATTGCATGGGCGGGCACCTCTTACTCTGGGTTTTTCTGTTCTTGGGTTATTCGTTCCAGCCAGCGCCGGAGCTTTTCCGCCTCCACGGCGGTGGTGTTATATCCGCCCATAGCGACATCCAGGACCTTGAGGCACAGGCGGACATCTCCCAGCTCCTCATGCAGATGCGCTGCCGCTTGTGCATGGGTCACAGGCGTGGGGTTTTCACCCCGGAGCTTTCTGGCCATTTTGAGAGAGGCCTGGGTCAGTTCGGCCAGCTCCTCAGCGCATTGCTCCAGCACGGCGGGCAGGCCGATGGCCTCAATGACCTGGAGCACCCCTCTGGTGCTTTCGGTGTCAGCAGCTTTCACCTGAAACACCTCCCGGTCTTTTTGTCCTTGATTTCAATACGGGCCAGCAGCTCAAAGCCGCTTTCCGCTATGATGAATTTGAGCACCTTGATGAGAAAATTGACCTTTCCCTCCAGGGCGGCGTCCTCCTGCATGATGGGCCGCAGGGCGTTGTAGGCGGTGGGGTCAGGGTAGCCCTCACCGTTTTCCCAGGGTTTAGGGGTCATTGTTCAGCACCTCCTCTTGCCATTTTTCAATATCAATGCCCTTTTCCTTGAGTTTGTAGCGCTCGGGGTAAAGGTCATCCATTTCATAAAATTCACGCATCCGGCGGTGTTCTTTGGCCATCGCCAGATAAAAGTCATGGAGGCGCTTTTCCCTCCATCCATAGCACTGGTACAGGGTCCAGATGACCATGGTGTCCAGGTCAAGGGAAAAGCGCTTGTCTGCCTCCAGGCATTGTTGATTGATTTCGTGCATCATGGCCTGCTCCATGGTCGGGGTCATAATGTCCCGGCCCAGATCGGAGAGCTTGATGTTGATGCTGGGGTCCTTGGGCACCTGGATGCCCTGCTTTTTCAGCTTGCGGCGTTCCTGCCTATTCATGGCGGGCCTCTTTCACGCATTGGAGAAAGTGCTCCGTGGGCTCCCAGTCCTCCATCACAAAGACCGTTTCCTCCGGCCCCAGGCCGTGGAGGTCACACACAAAGTCACCCTCACCCAGATACATGCAATGGTCACAGAGGTTGGGGTCACAGGTTTTGGGCACCGGACGGCGGTGCTTTTTACGCTTGCCCATAGGTCAAGGCCTCCTTTCTCAGTCCTCAGCGGTGGCAATCTCGCCAGCACATGCCGCATAACCGGCCAGGTCCACAAAGCTGTCCGCTTTGTTTCCGGTGGCAATCCGGGCCACCTTGAGCAGCCCCATCATGGCGGCCACATCCTTGGCGGTGATGTGGTTGACGGCCATGACCCTGGCCAGCTCCGGGTGAGCTGCCCGCAGGTAGACACCCCACAGCAGGCCGATGGTTTCAAAGTTATTTTCCGGGGTGCCATAGTCCTGCTCACGCTCTCCGCAGACACAGACCCGGGCGGCCTCCAGGATTTCAGCTCTTTTCATGCGGCACCTCCAGATCATCAAACACAACGGGGATGAGCTCCTGCATCCGGTGGAGCAGCGGGATGGCCACCTCTCTCATCTGAGGGTGGGCTGCCGGAGCCGTGCGGAGCTTGAAGAAATGCCGCCATTCCCGCAGGTTAGCAGTCATCACCACCTCCGTCTTGAGGCTGTTGGGCAGCACAGAGCGGGCCTCTTGAGGAGAACAGCCCCACTCCAGCAGGGAGAAATAGGACCGCTCAGCTGTTTCACAGGCCCCTCTCCAGCAGGCAAAAGCCCTGGTGCCCTCCACCAGAAACGCCGGGCGGATGACGGTGATTTCACCGCCAAAGCCCTCTTTGGAGTAATTGCAGTAGCGGGTGCTTTCCTGGCAGTAGGACGCCAGACGGTGCCGGACCAGTTCATGGGAAACACCCCGGTCACAGCTAAATTTGACGGTGATGTTGAAGTGCTCCAGCACGGCCTCGTGGCCCCGCTTGATGATGCCAGCCACAAAAGCGGCGGCGCTGGTGTCGGTGATTTTGTCCTCGGACTTGTAGCACACCCGGCCACACAGCTCGATGTGCTTGAGGATGGTTTTGCCGTCCAGGGGTGTGAGAATTTCAAAACTGGGAGAGATGATTTTCATGTCGTTGCCTCCTTAGATTTTGGTATTGTAGTCTTTCGGCTGGATGACGATGGTGATGGCGTCCTTGCAGATGGTCAGCTCTTTCACTTTCGCCTCCAGGATGCCGGGGCCACAGTGGCGGGGGTTTTCCATCCACCGCAGGGAGGGGGCGGTCCCCACTTCCTCCCTTGAGGTTTTCACGGTGACGGGGATGTCATCACTGTTATGACCAATAGAGAAAATGAGGTCTAACACGGTAAACTTTTTCCTCATGCGCTCAGCTCCTTTCTTATCAGATGCGGGCAGTTTGCCTGGACCAGAGCCTTGGCCATGATCGGCACCACGCTGTTGCCGATGCGGGCCACCTGTTCCTTGATGGGGTAGGGCCTGCCCTCGCTGTCATGGGTGATGATATAGTCCGCCGGAAAGCCTTGCATGAGCTTGAGCTCCGGCTCTGCCTTGAGCATCCGCAGAAAAATGTCTTTGAGGATGTACTGCTGGCCATTCAATTCAGTCACGACATTCACCAGGCCAAAACGGTCTTTGGTGGTGATGGTGGCCAGGGGCTCCTCAAGGGTCTGCCCGCAGCCGGTGCCGTAGTATTTGATGAGAAAAGCGGACACCAGGCCAAAGTGGCCGGGTGAGGTCGTGATGGTGTGGATGGGCTCCCGGCAGCTCTGGCCAATGCCGGTTTTGTAAAACTTGGTTACAAAGGCCGTCACAAGGCCATAGCGGTTGCTGGTGTCAATGGTTTTGATGGGCTCCGTCAAGAGCTGTCCCCGGGCATCTCCCGCTTTGGTTTCTCCGTGGTACTGGATGAGAAAAGCAACGGCCTCCTGGTTGTTCACAATGTAGGGGGTGGGGTTTTCCACAACATATTTGCGGTAGCCATTCGCAATGCGGCGCATGGTGGCATCCGCCAGAGGCTTGGGCCGGTTGAAAATAGATCGCCCCAGGTCAGACCAGTCAATGAAGTCCCCGCAGGGGAGCCATTTCTCTGTGCCATTTCCGCCGTCTTTGCTATGTGTAGGCGCTGGCCAGATGATGGGGCGCTGGTCCCGTCTAAAGATGGCGTACCACCGTTTTCTGGTGGTTGGGGCTCCATAATCAGCGGCCACAAGCTCACGGCTGTCAAAGGCATATCCCAGGGAGCACATGGCCTTGATGAATTTGTTGTAATCTTCCCCGGCCCGCTCTTTGATGGGTCTGCCGGTGCTGCTGCTGAGCCGGATGCTGGCGGAGTTCGGCGTGACGCTGCTGTGACCAGTTTGTCAAAAAAGGCTTTTTGACAAACTGGGGCGCCGCGATTCTCCGAGTCTTTTTTTTTATTTTTTTTTTTATCAAAAAAACACAAAACACAAAAAACAA